TGCCAAGGACGCAATCACATATTGTACTTCGGGTCTTGTAGATAGAAACAAAGGAACAGTTCTTTCTTATCTTCATAAGGCAATCAAAGCACTCAATCAACTTAGAATGATTGAAGATTCTTTGGTTATCTATCGTTTATCAAGAGCACCAGAACGTCGTATTTTCTATATTGATGTTGGCAATCTTCCAAAAGTAAAGGCAGAACAATACCTGCGTGACGTTATGATGCGTTATCGTAACAAACTTGTGTATGATGCAAACACTGGTGAAGTTCGTGACGACCGTAAGTTTATGTCAATGATGGAAGATTTCTGGCTTCCTAGACGTGAAGGTGGTAGAGGAACTGAAATCTCTACACTTC